TCATTTTTATCTCAAGGTATTGGTGAAATCGGAGCAGCAATTATCGGACCTTTCGAAAAAGGACCTGCTTTCGTACCAACCATTGTAAACACACAATCAGAATTCGAATCAATATTCGGTGTACCTAACGGTCAATACTATACGGGATATACCGTACAAAATTATTTAAGAGAGGCTGGAACTGTAACAATCGTAAGAGTTGGTCATATTGGAGGTTATAACGTTCCAGTTGATGCAGCATACGGATTAGTAGTATCAGGATCTGGAGCAGGAAATAAATTAGTGGGTGTTATTAAACCAACTCATCACTGGTCAACTTCAGGAAATGGTGATACTTATGTAGCAAGTATTTCATCTCAGCCATCTTCATCACAATTTGCAATAACACTTAATGGAACTGGAACAGAGTATGATGTAACTAACTTATCTGCATCAGTTTTACCTTCTGCTGGAAATGATTTATCAGATGTATTTGGTGAATCTGCAAGAGGTTCAAAAGGTGTATATGTTTCTCAATATTTTGAAAACTGTGCAACAAATACTTTTAATGAAGAATCTGGTTCACGTGTTACATTAGTAAATTTGGGTGAACAAAGTTTTGATGGACAGGATGTACAACACGCTTCAACTCCTTGGATAGTATCACAAAATATTTCTGGTGATAGATATAATTTGTTTAAATTTCACACTTTAGGTGATGGTACTAACTATAATAAAGAATATAAAGTTTCAATTTTTAATGTAAAAGCAGCTGGTGAATCTAACGCTACTGATTATTCAACTTTCTCTGTAACTATTAGAGGTTATTCTGATACTGATAGAAAGAAGAGTGTATTGGAAACATATAATAATCTTAATTTAGACCCAGCATCTCCAAATTATATTTTAAAAGTAATTGGTGACCAAAATGTATCTATTGATGCAAATGGTAAACAAACTTTGAATGGTGATTACTCAAATCGTTCTAAATTCGTAAGAGTAGAAGTAGCAGCCGAAGGTTCATTCCCAATTATAGGAGGACCTTTTGGACATGAAGCTTATTTAACACCAATTAGAAGCAGTAATCCATATTTACCATCAGTTATTTTCTCAACTGGTTCAGCTGAAAATAATTCATCAAATTCTACTAAATATTCAGGTATTGATTTAGAATCATCTTTAGTAAAAATTGATAATGGACATTTCTTAGCACCTATTCCAAATAGTGCAGGATATGGTACGAATGGTGTATTTGCTTTTGATGAAGCAGATATTGATATTAATGGTGGAACATATTCATTTAATTATGAATTGACTGGTTCATCTGCAAGTGATGTAGTAAAAAGACAATTTACAGTTGGATTCCAAGAAGGATTTGATGGTTGTTCACCAACTATTGAAATCGCTTTAGCTGGTTCATCCGCAAACTTTGGAAGTGGAAATACACAAGGATTTAATTGTTCAACATCAACTTCTAGTGGTTCTGTAGCTTATGTAAAAGCAATCAATTCAGTTTCAAATCCAGATGATTTTGATATTAATTTAGTATCTGTACCTGGTATTGTTCGTAGACATCATTCTTATGTATTTGATAAAGTAACTGAAATGGTTGAATCAAGAGAAGATGCTTTCTTTATCGGTGATGTTGTGGGTGTAACTTACAATTCAACAACCGGACAAGTTACTACTGATACAATCGAACAAGCAATCGAACAAGCAAACTCAATTGATTCTAACTATGTTGGTACTTACTATCCTTGGGTTAAAACAATTGATAGAAATACCAACAAATTAACCGCTGTTCCACCATCAGTATTGATGCCTGGAATTTACGCAGCCAACGATGCAATTGCAGCTGAATGGTTCGCACCAGCAGGTTTGAATAGAGGTGGTATTATCGGTGCAGTTTCAGTATTGAATAGATTAACACACGCAGAAAGAGATGAGTTGTATGAAGGTAAAGTAAACCCAATTGCTTCATTCCCTGGTGAAGGTATTGTAGCATTCGGACAAAAAACCTTACAAGATAAATCATCTGCATTAGATAGAATCAACGTAAGAAGATTACTTATCAAAGTTAAGAAGTATATCGCTTCAACTTCTAGATATTTAGTGTTCGAACAAAATACAGCAACAACAAGATCAAGATTCTTAAATACTGTAAACCCTTATTTAGAAGGAATTCAACAAAGACAAGGTTTATACGCTTTCAAAGTTGTAATGGATGAAACAAACAACACACCAGATGTTATCGATAGAAACATTTTGGCTGGACAGATTTTCTTACAACCAACAAAGACAGCAGAATTTATTGTACTTGATTTCAACATATTACCAACTGGAGCATCGTTTTCAGCGTAATATATAAAAAACTAAAAAAAGAATA